GACGATAAGGTTTTGCGGCAAGCACAAACCCTTCTCTTTCAATTCGTCCCAAGTATCGGCGTAGCCGCCGAGGTCAGCATCTGAAAGTTGAGCGGATTTGACTTGCATTTCGCCTACTGATGGCAGTTGTAAGTCAAAAAGTTCTTTAGCAACGAGGTCGTTACTGAAAGCCTCACGACCAATCAGCGGTTCACTGATGATTTCGTCGTTAACAATTTTGCGACTTTCGAGCACGCTTAAAAACTCGGCAAAGTATTGCTCTACAGGAGCAAGGTTCATTTCATCGAGGCAAACAAAGAACGGCACTTCGGGGTATCTCATGGCCTTAACAACAAACTTGACAAACTTTGTTACGACATATCGCTTTTTAATGGCACTATCGTAGCCGAGTAGTTCGGTGCTATCATGCCAATTGGGCTTAACCTCAATGAGGCAGTAGTTGCCGGGGGATGCTTCGTTAGAACGCAAATCATCTATATTGGGGCAAGTTGCGAAAGCCATTTCTTTCACAATTTGGCTTTTGCCGGTTCCCGATATGCCAGCAAGCAATAGGAATGGCTTGGTGCGCATTGCAGGGAGAAAGTTTCTCGTTTGATAATTTGTGTCACCAAGAGAAAAGACTTTAATTTTAGTAACATTGCCAAATAGAGACCCGATGTCGGATGGCTCTAATATAGCCAGACTATCAGCGGTAGCTGAACTGATATTACCAATGAAATCCTCAAAATCATTTTGGTTGGGCAGAATAATATTAACTAATTCAGTTGGTAATATATCAAGTAAAATAGCCTTTGTGCTAAGGTAGATGTTAGTGTCATCAAGTTCACCATTTCGCGCGAGCCAAACAGAAACTGCACTTAAGATTTCGTTGCTATCGCTGAGGTAAGCAGACACATTTTCAAATAGAGACTTGTCCTCAATCAACGAACCATTTTGAATTTTAATTAAAGGTTTGTTTCCCCTTGTAGGAAATGTTATGATTTGCCCACCATTTGAGCGCGAGTTCTTAACTGAATTAACGGAGAAGAAGTTGCTGCCCACATTATAATCAGAATTTTCTGCTTTATTCTTTAGTGGAATATAAAAATCACTAGTGAAGTAGTCAGAATTAACATCTACAAAATAGCCAACGAAAGAACAAAATTCTTTCTTGTCGTTGCGGTCAGATGTGTTACAAGGTCGATTGTATTTCTTGTAGAACATTTCAAGTGCGAAGAAATATTTTAACGCACTGATTGTCTGAGTTGCACCCTGAGTTGTTGGGTCACGATGTATTGAGCATATCGTTTGATATGCTTTCAGCAATATTTGTTTTTTAAAATATGCCATATCTTATTCATTTAAGAGTTTCTATAAGAGCGGCAGCTACGACCCAAGCCATAACAGGGGGGACAGCATTTCCGATAACTTTATATCGAGACTGCAATGGTATTGCAGCGAAGGAGTACTCATCTGGGAATGATTGTATTCTTGCAATTTCTCTCACTGTATATCGGCGATTCTCAACGGGGTGAGTGATACCACAGTTTTCTGGTTGTGCTGAAGCGGTGATGGTACCATTGATTTCTCCAAAAGCAAACCGACGGAAAAATTTTGGAGCATGGTACTTTTTGGGGTCGTCATAAATCTTCCTGAAGCGTGGAGTAAGAAGTTCGGGAGGAACATCTTTCCATGAACGACCAACGAAAACTGATTGTGGTAAATCAGATTTCTTGAATCCAGGGGAAAATAAATTTAATGCTTCGTCTCCGTGAACACAAGGGCCTATTTTTTCAACCATATTCTGCGTTCCTTGTGTATAACTCCACGTTTCATTTTCAGATGCTTTATCAACATCAAAGAGAATAGCACCTAACAGGAGTTTTTCATCAACCCCGAATTTAGATGATGGGATATTATATTTCTTAACTATTTTCTCTAACGAAGAGAAATCAAACAATCCAATTTCTTTGTCAATGCCGATTATAAGATAACGATAACGCTTTTGGGGCACTCCGTAATCACAAGAGCAGACTAATTGCATGGCCACATTGTAGCCCAGCTTGTTCATTCTGTTCTTTATTTCTTCGGGAACGGTTACACCAGAAGGCATTTTTGATGACATGATGCCACGAACATTTTCAAAAACGAAAGCCTTTGGCCGTTTTCCTCGATTTACTTTATTGTCGAGGATTCTTTCGCATTCTTCAAAAAGAGTTCCTCTACCGTTAATATCATGAATGCCTTTTCGATTGCCTGCATTGGAGAATGGTTGGCAGGGAAAACCAGCTAACAGGATGTCAAAATCAGGAATGTTATTAGCGTCTACACTTCTGATGTCAGCAAGAAGACATGAGTCGCCACTTTTTGTAAGAAGGGGGTTTGAGTTATAGCATGTAGCAGCATCAGTATCAAAATCATTGGCAAAAACCACCTGAGTAGGAAGTCTTTTGAATGATTGACCATTAAACTCAAAGCCACCAGTAAAACCTAAATCAAGTCCACCGCAGCCAGAAAAAAGAGATGCTATTTTGAGCTTTTTTTTTGCCATCAATGCAGTTGTATATTAAAACAAACTCCGAGGTAGCCCAGCGAGCTGACCAAAGCTCATATACTACAAAGGAGTTTGTTGTATCTTAATCATTTAAGTGGTCGTTTGCCGGTGGCAAGGGTGAAAAATCCTTGCCTATGAACTGCAAAGGTAATGAAATTTTTTCTACCACCGCTCAATTTCTAAAAGAAATTGACGCGGATGGGGAAAACTATAAAAATTGCCTTTGCAATCATTCACGCTGCAAAGGTACAACAATGGTGTGCCATAACTCGGCACATGCGGCTGAAAATTTGTTAAATGGGATAATGTTGGTGCAAAAAAGTGAGCCGACAATCTTGCACTTTCAAGTGACGGTCGTAGGAAAAACCTTAGTATCAAGTAACAAGAAAGCGGCTCACGCTATGCAGCGAGAACCACTATGTCACCTTGATACTTGTCTTGAAAAGTTCCTACGTTTTCACTTGACTGGTAACATAATGTCCTTTGGATGAACTATGTCGTGTCAAATCGTTGCCGTTTGACACGGCAAAGGTACGACAATTTTTCTTAACCAAAGTTGATTTTGGAAAAAATCAGTCGTTCACCGGGAAGCGGCACGATAAGTAGAGCCGTGCTCGTGTTGTCGTGCCGTTGGCGGCCAGTGCGCTCGGGTAACGGCGCAGGTCGCCGTCGGTCGTCAGTTCGTGGCGGATATCGCAGTCGGCGTCCATCACGAAAGTTCTGCCCTGGTCGCCACGCCATAGGGTGTAGCGAGTGAACGGTTTGAGCATGCCGTGCTCGTCAAGAACGAGTTTGGCGAGGTCGCCGACGAGTTCGATGGTGAAGCCACATTCATTCCATGCGAGAGAGTAAAGGAATGAATTGACCGGCAGCACCGGTTCATTCCCGTTGCCCTTGACAAAGGGGCAACGAGGAATGTGTACGGTGGTGTTCACGCGCTTCAGGAGGTCGAAGTGTTGCTCAGCCTCATCGGGCGTGAACCCGATCGGACCGACAAACTCGTGGGCGTTGCCGACGAGGTAGGCACGCTCCGCGTTGCCGTTGGTGTCGGTTCTTGCAGGGCCAAGCACATCGATGAAGCCGATAAGTGCATTGGTCGGTAAGTCTTTCGTCTCGCCGAGGTTCCCGAACGCTTGTTGGTTATTCACTTCCTGCACCCACTCGATGGGTGTGGCAGGGTCACTTACCGGCTCAGTTGCGTAGATGTATAAACGCCGATTCTCTAAAAGTTGTTGATTCGCAATGCGAACCACATTCATCAAGCCTTTGACAAGCATACTTGCGTAAGGCTGCGGTTGTAAGTAGACTATTTCCATTATTTAGGCATATAGTTAAGTTGTTGCGGCACTATTGCCGCAACAACAACCTAAATAGCTTGCAAAATAAACTAAAGGGTGTGCAAAATTGCCGCACTATAAAGTAAAAAGAAATTAAAAATCGAAAGGTTTTCAGTTTATTTAACAATGGCCTGATGTGTATTTATCCACAATTTGGATATAGCAAAAAACGTGCCATACAGATGTCATAGCACACCGCCCGAGTTGAGCGAGAATGTATCACGATACGGGAACTTCTCGCAGCCGATGTAGAGGGTATCGAAAGCGTCGGTGCCGTCGGTGCGGTGTTCGAGCAGGTTTTCCTCGTTCTCTGCGAGTTTTTCACCGCCTTTGTCCTTTCGGAAGCCGTTGCGCCCACGTACTACTCCTGCCGTTTGAATGGCCAGGATTAGGTCGTCGTTGTTTTGTCGGTTGAACATCGGCATGAGCCGTTGTTTACCGGCAAAACCCTGGTTGATGAGCAGGTACTTCTCATCGTGGCGCATGGGATTTCCGAGGTTGATGTCCTCCACCTGCCAGCCGTGCCGCTCGAGCTCATGGCACACCACCCAGTGGAAGTCCTGCTCGTTGACGGCATAGTTGCCGCCGAGCGCGGTGCTGTCGTAGTAATAGACCACGACCTTGCATTGGTGGTGGGCGTAGTAGCGGCAGAAGTCGTCAATGAGCGCAGGGATTTTGCGCTCGAATTTGGTGTAGAACGACTTGATTACGTTGAGCCGTCGGCCAGTGGGCTGTCCGGCAACAATCCAGTTGATGTTGGCATTGTAGTCCATGCCGATGCAGATGGGGGCGAATGGGTTCAAGTCCTTATCTGCCCGGCAGTCAAGCTGCGCTTCGTTGAAGTCGTAGCCCAGACTGTCGAGGTATTCAAAATCGCTGGCGTTGTACTTGTGGCCCTCACGCATCGACGAATAGAAGCCGTCTTTGGCGATTCCTATTCGTTGGCAAAGGATTGACGTTTGGAAAGTCTTTGGCGTGAGGTCGCGCTTCATCTGCTTGATGTACGACTCTCCGAGCAACTGTAAGTTCTCGATGGAGGAGTATTCCTTGTAATACACCGCCACGGAGCGCATTTTGTTCAACTGCTCGTCAAGTCGGCGCAGGTAGTTGCGCAGGTGGCGTGTCACCTCAATGCCCTCGGCACGCATCTTCCTGATGCGCTGCTTGACGTGCCAAATCTCATAGACCGTGCCCTTAATCGTCTCGATAAGGTCAGGGTCCATTTTATCCTGGTAATGCAGAAACCAACTTCCTTTCTGCGTCTGCGGCATATCGGATAGGATCATCACCGAGTGATTAAACGAGTGATGTCCGAAATACGATTTGATGCCGCCGTTTGCCGGCAGCGTCTCATCTTTGAGGCGTTCATAGTCTATGAACTTTGCCTCATCGATGAGCAGCCACGAGAGCGTAAGCGAGTTGGAGCTGCCCGGTCGGTCTTGCGAAATGATGATGGCGCAAGAGCCGTTGTAGAACGTAATGACGTGCTCATATTCGGCGGGCTCGATGATGGGCTTGCCGAATGACTTGGGCGGTTTGCGCCCGATGACGTAGTGCACGCCATTGAGGAATCCCCATCGTTTCCACGCCGCCAATAAGCCCGGAATGGTGTTCGTCAGTCCGTGCTTGTAGGTCGGCACCACGATACCGCCAGTGCTGCCCGGCATGCGTTGCATGTTGCGCAGCACAAAGGGCGAGGCGATGCTGTCGGTCTTGCCTGTGCGTCGCCCTGCCACTATAACGGTGGTGTTCGCCCCGATCAACTGCGTGAGCCGTTGAGGGGCGTTAAAGTATATTCGTTTCTTGGGCTGTTCCATTATTCGGGTCGGTGGGTGGGAACAGGACATTTTCTTCGAGGTCTGCCTCCTCGAACTCAATGTCCTCGATGTCGATGTTCTCGGCCTGGTACTTCTTCAGAAGTGCGTCAATCCGCTCCTGAATGTTCGGGATCGGCTTGATGCCGAGAACAGAGGGGTCATCGGTGGCGGTGAAGGGCTGCACCACGATCAGGTCGTATGGCACGGCTTGCTCGTCTTCAAGGTCAACGCGGTTGAACTTGGCGTAAGAGCTGGCCGCCTTTTCCATCGTCTTCGTGTCCTTGCGTTTCTTGGCCATCTGGAATGTTTCGAGAATCATTTCATTGTAGCGGTAGCGGTGGAAGTCGCGCGAGGCTTGCGACAGGTGCGGCAGCATCGCCTTGACAATGGCAAGGTCGGAATATGCCAGCACCTTGCTGATGCCGAAGCGGCTCACCGCGTTCTCGATGAACTGCCGGTCTTTCGCATCGGGATTGGAGATAAACCAGTTGTATTCCTCCCGGACACGAAGCACGCGGGCAACGATAACCTCGGGGTATCGTTGCCGCAGCTCGTCCTCAGCCGTGAACAAGTCCACACGGCAAACGTCAAGAGTGTTGTGCTGGGCCATAGTCTATTCGTCGTCTTCCATGTCAAGGAGATTGCGGTGTGTGTTCTCGATGGCGAGCGGTGAGCCGACTTGCGCCAGCATCATTTCCTGGTGCAGGAGTTTCACTTTCGACGCGGCCTTGCCCCGGCGATAATGTTGGCTCACCTCGCTGCTATGGTCGGCGATGTCCTCACGGAGGACTTCGGCCGGAATACCGAGAATCACCGCCATGTCCGATATTTTGAGGTAGATTGAGGCGAAGTTCTCAATCTGCTGCAATTGCTCTGCTGAATAGGTCATTTAGTGGAACTGAATGGTTTTTGATTAAGTCTTCAATTTGGCTTTGGAGTGTGGCGAAGATGTCGGGGTCGGTTGTCACGACAGCCGACTCCGAGCGGTTGCCTCGCGTGAGGTTCTGCGAGGTAATGATGCTTACCACTTCGCCGCGCTCGCTGCGCACCAGCAGCACCTTGCTGTGGTTGTCAGCAAGGTAGGTGGTGGTGATAACCTGCGTGATGAACGCCCACAGTTTGAGCGTCTTGTTGGTGGCCTTGTGGTCGAGCACGAGGTTGAACCGAGTGACGAGGCCGGACTTCTCGATGAAGTACAATCGACGAATGAACTCCTCGGAGATTGAGAATGAGGTCTGCCACACCTCGGACTTGCCGAGCTGTTGAAGCACCCAGTCGAGCACGTCCGCCACCTGCAAGGCGTTGGAGAGATAAGCCTGATAGGGCTTTTCTCGAATGGGCTTCAAAAAATCCGATATGTCTGCGGTTCGTTTCATAGAAAAGTATTACCTTTGCATCGGTCTCTGACCACCTGAAGCTTGAACGGTATATTGACTCCGTGCTTCACATCGCCCTAACCTCAGCGGGATTGGTTCGCTGTTTAGGGCGATTTTAATTTAGGATTCCCAATTCTTTGAGGTCAGCGGTGAGCTTGTCGGTGGGGTTGATAACCTTGTCGTAAAGCGCGAGGATCTGAGCCTTCAGTTCCTCACTTGGCTTTTTAGCGTAGCGTCCTTTGGCAAGGTTAATCATTCGCACCGCCTTTCGGCTTTCCTCACGGGCATTATCCTCCATGACTGCTGCGCCGTCTGTGCCGGTGTAGTGGTCGTAGGTCTCCCAGTTCGAGTGCAGCTTCTTATCGAGGTCGATAAGTTCTTTGAGATAAGGATAACGGTCGCAGTCGCGAGCCGGATTGTCCTCAGTCGATAGCGAGCGGAGCCGCAGGTGCAGTTCGCGCATACGTTGCACAATGCTCAGGTTCTCGACATAGAGAGCCTGTATCTCGTCCGGCAGCATGTCGTGGTCGTCACGCTTGCCCTGCTTAAAACTCTCGCCGGTGTTAGGCGTGAGCTTTTTGGCAATCGTATCGACCTGCTGCTGCATTTCCTCGACTTGTGCGTGCGTGAGCCTCTGCAAGCGGAACGACAGTCGTTTCTGCAACTGGCGTTCAATAAACTCGGCGTTTCGCCGTGGATTCGCCATCAGATTGCGGTACATGATTTGGTTGCCCGTGAGCTGCAGCAGGTAGAGTGCGCCTTTAGCGTAGTCGCGCTGCTCATGGGGCAAGTACAGCCAATCTTGGATTTCTTTTGTAAACTCTTGGTTCATATCACAATTTATTGTTGATACCGGTAAAAAACACGAGGTTTTTGCCGAGTGGTTGTAACAAGTGTTTCATTGCCGCCAAAGTCTGGCCGGTTGTCACAAAGTCATCAAACACGATGATGTTTGGCTCTTTGGGCAGCACATTGAGCGAGAAAACCGCGTTGACACGCTGTTTTGTGTGGCAAAACGCCACGTCCTCGTAGAACGGAATGTCAAGCATTTTGCCGATCAGTTCACTGATGAGTGTGGCAAAATTCTTGGTCTTGTGCCGACGTTTGGGCGAAGTGCAGATGCACCAACAGCCGTTGTGCAAATTGTAGCCCAGCATTTCCTTGATGACCGGCACAAGCGACTTGCCGAAAAACTCCACCATATCAGGGTCGCCCTTGATGTCGGTGAGCGTGCGTCCATAGACGGTTTTTTGCCAAATCGAAATGAAGTTCACGTTGCTGCGGCGCGTCAAGCGCAATTTGTAGGAGAAATCACATCTTGCCTCGGTGGATTTGTCCCACGACTTGCGCTTCTGCACGGCAAACAAATCCTTTTGTTGGGCGCGGCCTTGGGGTGCAGCGTCGCCGCTTGAAATAAAGTCGAGGGAACTGATGTCGGCTACAGGAAAGGTCATGTCGCGCAGGACCTCTCCCATATCGACGGCAGCACCCTCGACCTGCTCATTAGTTGCCATTTCGTTTTAAGGATTGGCTTCGGCATTTGCTAGAGCCGTCACCTCTTGGTTCAACATGAGCAAAATGTCCTCCGAAAACTTTTGCGCTATGAGTTGCGGATTACCTTCATACAGCTGGTTAATAATGCTATATCGTTTCTCAATTTCCCTTTCTGGAATATTGAGGTCAGTGGCTAGTTGGTTGAACAGTTCGCTCAGATTATCAGTGGTATAGCCTCTCCCGCCGTAGAAGATTGAGCCATCTCCATAGTTTACTAACGAATCCTGTTCAGGCTGAATAGTGCCGTCCTCGGTCTCAATCTTGCCGTAGTAGAAGGGAGCAGGACACTCGTCGGTGGCCTCCACCGAGAGCGTGGTGCTGGTGGTTCCCGTCGGGCCTTGCCCGAGGTCTTGCGCCACGGTCGATTTGACGAGCCAAGCCTCGCTGCCGACTACGCGGAACTTGCCCGGCACTGTCTCGACGAGATAGACGCAATCGTTGTTGTTGACGTAAGCGGCGAGTGCCGAAGCGTCCACACCCACGCCCGGGTGAACAGCGGTCAGCTTGTTCAGTTGCGTCATCGAGGGGTATTCGCCCTGCGCCTCACTGGTGAGCTGCGACTTGTCGGGCAGGATGTCAATGTACTTCCAATTTGCATCGGCAGCCAAAACGAAATTGCCGACGTATGCGGCGGCGGTCAGTCGCCCACGGTTGTCGTGTGCGAGCGTGGGCCATTTGACGATTTGGTCTTTGCCGATGTAGTAGATACGGCGCTTGATGCCGGGGAGCTCGGGCGTTCCCTGGCACCAAGCGAGCGATTTGAGTATTGATGTGCAATTCGTTGCCATGTTTTTACTTCGTGATTAGTGATGAGCGATTAGTGATGAGTGAATAATCACGCCGCCAGTTCGATGACTTTGAGCTTGCGGTAGTCAATCGACTCGAACTGAACGCCGAAGAACATGGTGGCGATGTACGAGAGTATGAACGGCTCGTACTCCTTGACCATGACGCTCTCCACGTCGCCCATCTGGTCGTAGCCAACGAGCATGTTGCTCTTGGGCGTGACGTGGATGAACTTCGAGTCCGCCTTATTGAACAGCGGAATGATGTGGAGCTTTCCGTTGCTGCCCTCCACGTCGGTCTGACCGAACTGGTTGTAGAAATTGATGCCTCCGTGGGTAAGCAGCATGGCCTCGTTGTACTTGTCGGCGAAGTCCTGCGAGCAGTACATGTTCAGCTCCTGGGCACGCAAACGTGGGTCGAGCGAGTAAAGGATTTCCTTTGCGATGTCGAGTGCGTTGGCTGTGGTGATTTCCTCGGTGAGTTTCATGTAGTTTTTGTTTGCCACGCTGATCTTGTCGGCGGCGATTTCGGCAGCGGTGATGGTATCGAAGCCGTCGAACAGGTCTTTGGTGGTGTCGCCACTTGCGTTGCGTACACCGCTCCAAATAGCGTCATTAAGGCTTTCCGAAAGCCCTTTGGCGATGAGCGTGAGCACATGGAGCGCGGTTGGTGCCTGCATCTGGCCGTCACCTTTGGTTGCCGCCATGTAGCCGAGAATGGTGGACGCTGCGGAGTTCGGCTCGAACTTGCAGTGCACGGAACCCATGAACGTCTCAAGGGTTCTGTATTCCACATTGAGATTGAAGTCGGTGGAGCGCGAGGGCTTGTAGGGCCCGAACTGCGCGTTGCCGCTGATGGCTCCCACGTTCTCCTTGTAGCGGATGCCGGGTCGGGGAGTCATGTGCTGGATGGTGTCCTGGCACCCGATGATGGGCTGCATGAGCAGTTCGGGTCGCCACTTGGTGGCGGCCTCCTGGAACTGCTCCAGCGATGGGGTGATGTTGAGTTGTCCTGCCATATTACTTTGAGATTAGAGATGAGCGAATTTAGGGAACTTGGTTGAACAGCTTTTTGGCGTTGTTCACCTTGTCGGCGAACACGTCAAAAGGAGACTTGGCGGACTGCTGCGGAGCATCGACCACCACTTGTGACTTTTCAGCAGGATTGGCTTTAAGTGCCGTGACCTGCTCGGCGAGTTCGGTGTTGCGCTTGTCGCGGTCAGCGATGGCCCGCTCAACGGCGAGCGCTTGCTCTGCTGTGAGCTTCACACCGTCCTCGCCCACAGCGAAGCCCTCGATGTTGAGGACTTCGCCAAGGAGCGATAGGGACTGGAGCATGGTTGCGGATGGTTTGAGAATTTGGGATGATGGTTGATTATTTTCGTTATGACTAGCTTGATTCTCTTTGATGGGAGTAGAATTTGCTTGGGGATTTCCGGCGGTAGTTTGTTCGTGTTCGGCATCCTTGCCGGACTTGAACAGCGAGGCGATGGCAGCGATGAACCGCTCTATGAGCGTTTCATTGCGACTGTAGGCTGTGGGTATGTTCGGGATGGGCATACCGGCAGCCGCCATCGCCGAAGCCATCGCGTCGGTGAGTACCGGCTTGGACTCGCCTAGGTCGGTAATCTCATCGACAAAGCCCCATGCCTTTGCCTCCTTTGCAGTGAGCCAGCCGCCCTCTCGCATGAGGTCGAGCAGGTCGGCCTCGGGCTTGCTGCACTTTGCCGAATACATCGCGGCAACATTGTTGTCGAGTTTGTTGAGGTCACGGATAGCCGCCTCGCAGTTGTCACGGACAGATGCGAGCTGGTCGGCATTGAGGCTTCCCCACTCGAAAAACTCCGCGCTGCACTTGTGCACGAGGTACATGGCTGATGCGTCGATGCTGATGTGCCTGGCACCGAGCGAAGCGATGGTTGCGGCACTGGCATTCATTCCCACGAAGTGGACGGTGACATCGCCATGACGTTTGAACGCCGAGGCGATGGAGATGGCGGTCGCCAGTGAACCGCCGAGGCTGTCGATAAGCACGTGGACCGGCTTGCCCTCGTTCTTGGCAAGCACATAGTCCACATAGTCACGGTCGAAGTCATAGCCTCCGACGTAGCCTTTGAGGTGGAGAGTGTATTTTGTCTGTGGCATAGTGATGTAATCAAATTTTGCCACAAAATTATAAAGCTACTTTCTATAGTTAAAAGACAAAAAAAGCTCACCTGAGTGAGCTATTAATTAAAGTTTGATATTTAAAACGATTTTCTTTTACTTTCTTTCATATGTTAGTCCAAGAATGATATTGTTAAGCTTCTTGGAAACCATAAAATCAAGGATTAGCGTATTTTTTCTGTTAATACACCAATAGGATGTAGGCAAAGCCCAGTCAGACTTATCATAATTAAGTTGTTCATCTGGGAGACCATATTTTCTGTAAAAGTACTCTTGCATAATCGCATAATATTTAATTGCTTCATCTTCTTTTTGTGTTGAAAAAGTCTTAATAAAGTTGACTTTTTTCAATATGTCTTTCTCGAAGGTGAAAGCAGCATCAAATTTTGCGTCATAGACTTTTACATTCGCGACATAATAATGATCTTCTATAAAAATTGGATTGTAGCCGTTTTTTGATGCATTCTTAAGAAAATCTTTTAAATGTGTTTTACCTAATTTGCAATCCAATGCTGGGCATTCTATTGTTAGCTTTGGCCTGTAATTATCGTTGACGACTTTATCTACATAGCTATATTGAAAATGGAGTTCAATACAGATATAATCTTTTAAGCCTGATTTTAAAAATTCTCCCCAACCTTCATAATTATAATAGCTCATCTTTAATATGGTTGGTGAATTTGTACCCCATTGCGTAATATACTCTTCTAATTTTGGATTAACAGAAAAATCAAAGTCTCCATAATTATCACAAATGCTTTCTCGGATTGTATTATAATAATCTTTTGCTTTCTTTCGTTCACCAATAGCGAATTGTTTTTGTAGCGTAACATCTGATAGTTTGTTGTTATTGAAAGTAAATGATAGAATATCAAAGTATACCCCATTAGTACCTTCAATATAGATATTAGGTTTCCCTTTAAACAGAATATGAGAGGAATCTATTAACAAATCTTCTTCTTGGTATCCAAAAAATGACAAATTTTTGATTGCTTCCTTCATAGAAGTTACGCCTAATTTACATCCGTAAAAAGTGTGTTTTAAGTTTTGTTGAGAAAAACTCAAAGCATAAGTAAAGAAAACTATGGTGAAAGTAATAAATATTTTTTTCATAATACAATAATTTAATAAGCAAAAGTACAAAAAATTATCATCTAGTTTTGTGTTTGCTTTTGTTTTTTGAGAAGATTTAAAAGTTTTTTAACAATTGGCTCGCGATTAGTAACTGTTCAGCGATTGTGATACCTAGATGGAATTGCGACATGCGCATGGGGGGGGCGCTTGGGTGTCTGCCGCCCTTTCAGGGCTTGGATGGCGGGCGGGCATCTATACCGGGGTTGCGCTGTCGCTACACCCCGGCCTGGGGTCTGCCAGCCCTTCGGGCTTACTGTTGGCAATAATGACAGGGGAGCAGACCGCAGACGCGCTGCATTATGAATTATGTTATGTGCATTTATGAAGGAAAAACTGGTTGCCTACTCTTGCAACCAGCTGACAGTCAGCAAGTATAATCGCTGAATAGATACCGCGATTATATCTTAAGTTTCCGCATAATTAAAGAATAATAGCCGTGGGAATCGATATCACCTTGCGACTTATTTAGTTTTGTTTTTGCATGTGCCGGTTGCTCACGTTTCGACACTAAAAAAGGGCGAGGCTTTTACACCTCACCCCGAAGTGAAAGCTTCAGTGACTAATCGCGGAAGACGTAGCCA